TCGTTACGCTTGGTAGTTGACAATCTGCGAAGTTTGAACGCAATGTCAGCTTGGTTGAAAGATGTGCCGTTTTCAATCGAAACATTTGTAGTGTTTGTCATTGAGCCGGTTGCTTTCGGTAGCTCGTAAGTGTACACATCACCGCTTACAACAGTTGTTGCGGTTACAACACCACTAACAACGGTAAACTTAGATGCAGTCCAACTGATTAGGTGGATGCTTTTGATACCCCCGATTGCTTCTTTGCAATCAAGGGTAAATCCTGATGTTAATAAACAAGCCATCCTACCTTAGATTAAAGGGTGAAATAAACAACTTCAGATGGGAATGCAACCTGCACACCATACTTGAAAGTCAAACGGAAACGAACTTCGTCAGAATCCTCAGAGTACCAAAGTTTTGCGATTTCCTCTTCGTTTGCAAGGTCAGTTCCTAAGAAGAAGTTAGACAATGAACCAGCAAACAATTTGTTTGTTCCGTTCAAACCACCAACGGCGATCAACTTCATATTAGTTCCAGGATAAACCATTTCCATTTCAGTTGCAGCATCAGCCACATAGTGAAACAAATTGGCGTTCTTCAAATTAACCAACATCAACTTGTAAGCATCAACACCCAAGAAACAAACTAAGTCAGTTTTGGTTGCAACGGCAGCAGGGATGTTTGCATAGATTTGATCCAAGATGTCATCGATGTTTGCAGCAGTTACGGTTGTGAAAGTTGTTGGGGCAGCGTTTGCCAATGTTGGAGATGCAGCAGCGATGATTTTGCTCAAACCATCAAAACGGTTTAAGTTAGGATTACCACTTGCAGTATCACCTTGCCAAAGAGCAGTTTCTAAAGTTTGTGCAATCACGGCTACCTTCTCGTTACCAATCTGCTCCTCGAAAGGAATCATTGTTGGTGAACCGGGCATAATTTGTGTCTGCATCCACTTTGCTTCCAAAGTTTTAGGACAAAGAGTTTCTTCAACTTTCACAGCACCAACGGTGATGTTTCTTTGTGTGAAGGTAGTTGTACCACTTGGATTGTATCCGCAGCCATCGGCTTGAAAGAATACAGTTGAAGCGATAATGTTCAAGGCAGCAGATGATTTAACACCTACCTGCACTTGGTTAGCAGCGTACATCGCAGCAGCAGTTTTGCCGCTGAACAATGCTTTAACCAACAAATCTGTTGATTGTTCGTTGTTGTAATTAACGAGAGATCCTACTGAAAATGCCATAGTTTTAGTTTATTTATTTAGTGAGTTTTTTAATCTTTTCAATGCTTCAAACTGATCATTCTTCTTGTTTGAAACGGGAGTTTTGGTTGGTTCTTCTGAAGGCAAGTCAGCAACTTTCTCGATCAAGTCGATTGCTTTGCTCATTGCTTCTTTGTGTGTGTTGTTTGATGCGGTCAATGTTGCTACCTTAGCAGTCAATTCAGCGATTGCAGTTTCCATTTTGGCAACTACTTCGTTGAATGCAGATACGGTTGCGAACTCTTCGGCTTCTACTTCAACTTCGATTTCAGGTTCAACGATTTCAGTAACTAAACCACCAACGGTTGTCACCAACAATCCACCTTCAACCTCGTGAGTTGCATCAGGTGCTGGGATATCACCCTCAGCAGTTTGAACGAAGATGGCAGTTCCGATTGCCAATTCGCCTTCGTAAGTAATTACAGTGCCATCGGTCAAAGTAGCAGTCGCTAATTCAACGGCAACGGGTTCGTCAGAGAATCCAAGCATTGTGCGGATTTCCTTGAGTGTTTCTTTTGCGTTCATTTGTTATATAATTAGGTTTTTGTTTTAAGTGTTGCAATTTTATTTGCCATTCCATTGGGAAAGGATTGATTTCATTTGCTCAAGGAGTTGTTCATCAGCATCAACCGGGAAGTCAAAAACACCCTCGACTGAGAATCCTTTGAACTCGCCTGACTTGACTTTTGACCAAACATCTTCATTGTCTATTAGGTAACTGACAAACCAAGAACCATCGGCAACCTCTTCAAATCCCTTCGGTGGCATCACGCCCCGTTCACGATCAATGATGTATGATTCAAATAAGCTCACGCCATCTGCGATTGGTGTCTTGTGATGTGTGTTTACAGCATCGTACTTGTTTGACCTTGCCCACTTCTTTGCAATCTTGAAGATGCTCTCCTTGTCAAATACGACATAGTATTCACCACGAACATCATCCCTGCGATAGATGGGTAGATCAGCAATCATTGCTGCACCTGTAACGATGCGTTTTTCTTCATCCTTGATTTCAAACCTTTGGGTAATTTCTGCAAATGCAAGAAAGTCCTTTTGTATGGCTGGAGTTTCAACCAAAGAAACGAACTCAATGCCGGTCTCTTCGTCAAACTCATTGATGTCTAATTTGTAAACTGGTAGTTTCATCTTTCTTAAATAGCGTTATTTTACAACGGATACTTTTCTTGTCGTATCCACACGATCAGTTGTTCTTCTGATGTCACCTTCAGTCACAAATACTTTGGTATCAAATCCGCTTACTGATGGTAGTGATGAGCTGATATTTGGTGCTGACATTTGTGGCATTCCACCGCCATTCATTTGTCCTGCCCCTGATGGTGCTGATGGCTGACCACCTTTGAGGATATCCCTTGCTCTCTTTGCGTTGTTGAGAATCATTGCCGCAAGTGCCACATATTTTGCAATACCAGCAATACCACCTGTGGCGACATTGTCCGGTGATGGTGATGTTGTAGTGGTCATTGCGTTTGAGATACTCATTGCCGTATCCGCTGCGATTGTAGACAACGCCAGTACCTTGCCCACCTTTGATTGCTCACCAGCAAGTCCGATGATTGCGTTTGCCAAACCTACCGATGCATCAAACAAATCTTGTTTAGATTGCTTCATTGCCTCATCAGCCTCAAGTGCTTTCGCTGCTGCATCCGCCTTGTCTGCCGTTTCTTTGTCAAGTAAATCCTTGTTCTTCGCTGCCGTTTCCTCTGCAAGTTTCAGTTCCGCTGCATCCACTTCCGCAGTTGCCACGATTTGCAAGTCGTTATACTTTCGCTCAATGGCTGCTTTGGCTTCTGCATTGTCACCGATGGCTTTTAGTTCTGCTGCTTTGGCTTCTTCAAGTGCTGCTAATTTGTTACTATATTCTTGTTGAATTCTCTCACCTTCATCAGTCAGCAATGCCAGTTCTTTTTGTCGTGCTGCATCTCTTGCCGATGCTTCCGCTGCCAATGTATCATCGGTGATTTTCTTTTTCTCATCAGCAAGTTTGGCAGCATCATCCAATTCCGTTTGTGCAGCATCATCGTTAATCTTCTTTTTGTCCTCCGCTGCTTTTGTATGAATGGCATTGATTGAAAGTTGATACCCTGCGTTTGTGTTCTTGAGCGTGTTAAGTTGTTTTTTTGTTTCAGCAATTGCAACATTGGCTTCCTTTTCTACTGACTTTGGATCAAACACCATTTTTGCCAAAGTGCCACTAAATGCATCTTGCAATCCGAAATCTTGTCCCAATGCTTTTCCAACATTGTCAATTGTCTTGAGCAACATTGTAAGAGGAAATGTCAAGAACTCAATTACTCCTTTAAGGATATCTTGGTTTCTTTGAGCAGCATCCATCTGAGCTTGTTTCATCGTTTCTTGTGCGGATAATTGTGCCTCAAGTTGGGTAATGACCGCACTCGTTTGTTGTATTTTAAGTTTGAGAATTTCTTCTTCAGTTAATCCTTGCAACTTCAAAATGCTATCTTGTCCGTTCAGCGTATCCAGTTTATCTTGTTCAACTTTTTCTTGTGCTTTGGCATCGGTTAACAGTTTCTTTTGCTCTGAATCAACACCAGTAACCGCCTCTTTAATATCATCCCAATATGCAACAATTGCCCCAAGTGCAACAAGAATCAATCCGATACCTGTTGAACCGATACCTACTCTAATTGCTGCAAATGCTTGTTTTGCACCAACAGCAATACTTGAAAAAATTGCCCGAAATTGTTGTTGAACTTTTCCTAATCCTTCAAGACCTTGTGTCAATGCCATTGCACCTTGCAACTTTATCATCGTCTTCTCAAAGTCCTTTGATTCGTTTCCGAACAATGCCATCGCACCTTGTGCTGCTTGGAATCCATTGGCAACACCGGAAACAACTGTGTTCAATTGTGAAAACTTATCGGGATTGACCGCTTTCACACGATCATTAAAGTCATCCATCCTATCACGAGCTGATGCAAGTGTGGCTTCCGCCTTTTTTGCTTCGGGTGAGAACTCACCGAACTGCATCACCGCCTGTTGAGCTGCGATGGTCAGTTCCTTTATTTCCGCCTTCATTGATTTGAAGTCGGGCTTTTTGACGGTTAGGTCAATTGTTGCGTTTAGTGCCATTAGTGTCCTTCTGCTATTATGTAAAATTCAACGCCATCAGTAGTGATGACATCGTATGAATGTCTTGATGTTTGTGTGTGCGTGTCGCTGCCGTCTATTTGTGCAGCAGTTGCGGTGGCAATGGTCACTTGATGACCTGCCAATGGCTTTTTGATAATCCAAGTTTTACCACTCAATCCACTTGGATCAGGCAGAGTGATTGTAAAATTTCCAGCAGTTGTAGTTGCTAAAATCAACCAATCGTCTTTTGTTGCTGAGTAGTTCGCTGATACGGTTGTAACTGCACCACCACTCAAATAGTTTGGATACATCTCAAAGTTGCCAACATAGAGTGTATCAGATTTGGTGACTTCAAAGTCATCGCAGACAAGTGCCACACTTCCATCAACGCCCACCCCAAAGACGGTGTCAATCACTCCAAGTCCTGAGTTGTTGATGTTGATTGGAGATTGGACAATTCCCGTTCCCACAAACACACCACTTCCATCACTCTGACTTGTGCCAACGCTGATGCCTTTGATGCCCGGTTTGAATGGAAAGTTACCTGCTGGATACAAATCACCATAGGTTTCTACTTGCTCACCTCCAGCCGTTCCAGCACCTACCACTTTGATGGTTTGTGTTGCCGGTGGGATGAACTGAGCCAAAAGAAATTCGCACTCATAAACACCTTCTTCAACGGGATTGTAATCGCTGACCTTGTTCAATCTCCAGTATTGACCTTCAAAGAAATACAAGTTGTTGAATCGCAAGTTGTACCAATCTGACGGTGTGATTCTGAAATAAGCTCGTACAATTTTGGAGTTCTTATTGGTGATCTCCGTGATGAAACGATAATAGAAATTTGTGACAAGGTTGAAGTTGCCGTATTGATAACCAGCACCAACACCCAATTCTTTCGGCATACCAAATAGTATGTCAAATGTTGGAGCAGTAACTGAATCGTAGTGAATCGTTATCGGCAATTTGGTTTGCGGATAGACGATGGAATCCATATATGAAAACAACAACAAATCCCAATATACATCGGATTGCAAACCACCATAATACATTATACGCAAATCACCATCCTTCTCAGATTCCACATAACTCAACACAAAGTTCTTTTGGTTGTTGTTGTAGTTCTTGATTTGGGTAGGCGAGAACACAATGTCAATCTTCTTCTCCGTTTTTACAAAGTCATTGTCAATCTTGTATGTGCGTGAGCCATAAGTTGATTGATACATTTCTTGATACTCTTTGTTTGATGTATCTGCACCTTCTTTGTAAGTGAACAAATAAGGGTTTGCATCAAGATCACCCATCGGTATAATCTCAACGGGTTGTGAGTAGTCCAGTTTCTTTGTCCAATCCACATTCACTCCGTTGTAGAAATCATCACGGGGAACAATGCGAAGTATCTTTGGCTGGTCTTGGCTTGGCTCAATGTACAAGTTGAACATCTTGACAAACGACATCAGCATATCAGATTGCTTGACTTCGGAATTTAAGAACTGAGCAAAATCCGTTGTTGAGCCATACCCATAATTAAACCCAGTACAGTTGTTTTCCAAGAATGAATTGACAACCATTGCCAATGTGAATTGGGCATCAGTTAATTGATAGTTATTAACAACATTATACACCCCCATCATTTTTAATTTGACGCTATCTCCAACCAGTAGATTCTGCAAGTCAAAATGTAGGTGATACGCACGAGTTCCTCCAATCGTATTTCCAACAAGTGATTTTTTAATCAGCTTATCATTCACATATATTCCAATACCAATTCCGAAAGTAGTGGTGAGTATTGACGGGAATATGTTACTTAACAAAAGTTCCAAGTATGGTTCAAAGACATAGTTCCCTCCAGCAGGTACAATGTAAGCACCCGTTGTTGTGTTGTAGTTATTGCCGTTGTCGTAAAAGTTACCACCTGAATCAACATTAAAAATCAATGTACCACCAGTTAGCAAAAGTTGACTGCTTGATCTACCTGCTTTGAACCTTCGTTGTTCCAATGTGATTGCATCAACAATCAATCCGTTTGGTGGTGGAATTATTAATCTTTTGAATCGGTCATTGTTGAAAAACGAATCGTTTGTGTACGAATAACCGGCATTGCTGAATATCTTGTCAACGATGGTCTTTGCATAAAGGCAAGGAGTCATTGATGGCACATCAAAGCGATTGATGTTTCTCACCGTTGAATATCCTTTGTCTATCAGGGCGTACAAATAACCTTCACCATAGGCAAACGCTTGAGTTGTTGCGTTCTTGACAATGCTTGTGTCCCAAGAATTTATCACCGTGCCACTTGACAATGTATGGTTGTACTCGCTGAAGTTCAACACATTCAATTTGCGGTCTGCGATGGTCGTGAATAGATCAGCCGTTTGTCCGTGCAGTGAACACTCATATTGGATGTCCGTTGAATCCAGCACATTGATTTGAATCAACCTAATGAATCCACGCATCTGCTCAATCTCGTCAAGCAATACCACGACATCCGCTTTCTTATTCGGATTGAAGTCGGGTGCAAACTGCGTTGTGCCTTGAATGGTTTGTTCAACCTCAAAGATGTGTGAGAATAACTTGTTGTTTGCACGAGTACCAGGAATGACAACCGTCTTTGTCCACTCACTTGACCTCGTTTCAGGCGACTTGATGTCAGCAATTGACTTGGAGATGAGAATGTCAAAGTTAGCCGATAGGTCAACTGGTGAGTTATTAACTAATAACCTGATCATAGTCGTTGTGATTTGTCAGCGAATGACAAGGTGACATCAAGTTCAAGGTT